TCATCGACCAGCTCCGCAGCATGGCGGACGAGCTGGAAGCGGGTGCGGCGTGATGCGCACACGCCGCTCCTTCCTCACGACGTTGTTCTCGGCCGTTTGCCTTTCAGCGCCAGTTGCTGCTCCATTTCATCAATCCACCGCCGAACGCTTTCGCCTGAAAGGCGATAGGTCAACGTTGTCGCTCCTGGAGATTTCCCTTCCAGGACAAATTTTTCCTCCAGTCCAAGTCTGCCTATCGCCTTCTCAACGCGGGCTGGTTGTAGTTGGGTATTCACCAGAAGATTGCCGGACTTTGGGTCGAATTCTTTCGACGATCGTGCATGAAGGCCGTCTGCCATGATGTGCACGATCTCCCGGTCGACCCTCTTGGGGATTGCCAGCGACAGCTTCGACCCGTCGCTCAGCTTCAGAAGCAAGAATGCATCCTCTCCGCGAACATGGAACTGGATCAGGTCTTCGACTGTAAAACTATATTCTTTGATCTCACTCAAGATTGTCCCTCCGCGTGTGTTCCGTGGGGTGATGAGAGGTGCCGGCGCGTCCGCAACAGCGCGCCGGTACCGCAACCCTAGCAGGTTTTCCCGTTCCGTCTCCCGTTTCCATTCGCGCCGATCCGGTCTTGCGTCCGGCGCGATGGCGCCCGCCCGTACCCCCCCCAGCCCTCCCGGCGCGGGCGGGCGCCTCCCTCTTCATTTCCAGAGCAGAGCATCCGCATGACGACGCCTTATGAATACCGGACAATCCCCCTCCACCTCGTCGACATCCCGAAGCGCACCATCCGCGCCCAGCGGCCCGAGGAGATCGAGGTGCTGGCGAAGGACATCGCCGTCAACGGCCTGCTGGTGCCGATCATTGTCGTCGAGCTGGAGGACGGGCGCTTCGCCGTCGACGATGGCGTGAAGCGCACCCTCGCGAAGCGCCTCAACAAGGCTGACGAGATCGACGCCCGTGTTACCCGCGTGGCATGGCTTCAGCCTGAGGCCCGCCAAATCCGCGGCCTGATGGCGAACCTGAACCGCGGCGACTATACCGCGCTCGAACGCTGCGAGGCGCTGCATACGCTGAAGCATGCATATGAGGCGCTGTATCCCGAGACGAGGAACGGCGGCGACAGAAAAAGCCAAGCAGCTAAAAACAAAGCGAAAAATCAGAACGAAATTTTTGCGTTCCGATCTGAAGCCGCCGAAGCGATAGGTCTTTCTGTCCGCTCCATTGAGTTCGCCGTTTCCATCTGGAACGGCTTGGCGCTCGTCACGAAAGATCGCCTGCGCGGCACCTGGATCGAGAAGAAGCAATCCGACCTGAAGGCGCTGTCCGAGGTGGACGGCGCGATCCAGAACGCCGCGCTTGATCTCCTCCTTGCCGATCCGCCGGAGGCGGCCTCCGTCGTCGAGGCGATTGCGCTGGCCAAAGGCGAGAAGCCGGACGATCCGGGCGAGAAGGTCTATGCCAGCTTCACCGACCGCTGGTCGCGCTTCGAGATCCGCCAGAAGCGGAGCTTTGTCGCGGCGTTCAAGGTCGAGCTCATCGGCATCCTGAAGGAACAGGGTGATCTCTGATGGTGCGGGCGCGCGGCGATAGCCTGACGGGCGATCTGCTTTCCTGGGAGCCTCCGAAGGTGGCGGCGGGCTTCGAGCCCGGCACCATCCGGGGCAACCGGCTGGCATCGCAGATCAGCCAGGCCGTCGCGCTGGCGCTGAAGCAGTCCGAGCTTTCCCGAGCGGAGATCGCCGCCGCCATGTCCGTCGAGCTTGGCTATCCGATCTCGGAGAACATGCTGGCGAACTACGCGGCCGAAGGCTCGGAAAGCCACAAGATCTCGCTGGAGCGCTTCGTGGCGCTGGTGGAAGTGACCGGCTGCATCGATCTGCTCGGCTTCCTCGCCGAGCGCTTCGGCCAGGTCGTGGTCGACCGGAAGTACCAGGCGCTCATCAATGTGCACCTGGCCGACGAGGCCGAGCAGAAAATCCAGAAGTTCAAAGCGGCCGAGAAGGCCAAATGGCAGGCGATCTGATGAATATTCAATCCTCCATTAAGGCGGAACTGCAGCTCTGGTTCACCGCGCAGGAACTGGCCGACGCGGCCGAGGCCGGCATCATCATCGGCGTTCCCAGCACCAAACAGGGCGTGAACGATCTTGCTCGCCGCGAGAACTGGCAGCGCTACCGTGCCCTGGTGCAGGCGGACAAGGCGCGCGGCGGCACGATCACGCGCTACCACGTCAACCTGTTGCCGCTCGACGTCCGTATTGCCTATCTCTCCCGGTTCATCGCCGTGGATAACGAAGACCTGCGCGTCATGGGAGCGGTCGAGGTTGGCCTTAGCGAACGCGCGCGGATCGAACGCAGCGCGCGCATGATCACGGTGCGCCTCGCCGACCGCTTCCGGCATATGAGCCGCTTGCCGGCGCAGGGGGCGGACCATCTTTTCGTGCTGACCTTCAACGGCGGCAAGATCGTCGGGATGCCCGATTGGGTCGCGGAGACTATCGGCGGGTTGTCGGTGCGCTCCCTGCAGCGATGGCGCAGCGCTGCCCGCAACAATGAGGGCCGGACCCTGGCGCACGATCCCGCCGAGGCCCGCAAGGGCACGGGCTTGCTGGAGACAGCCAACAACGGTGACGTCGCCATGCACATCCTGGCTTATGTCGCAGAGTTTCCGGGGTTGTCGGCCGACGTCATCCGCGACCAGGTTGAATACCAGTTCGGCCCCGAACTGGTCGCGCGGAATGGCGAGCTTAAGCCACTGCCGCCCGTCCGCACCTTTCAGCACTTCATCGCGCAGCTCCGTGAAGAGCAGAAGGCCGTCATCCTCGCCTACAGCAATCCCGACGCCTACCGCTCGCGCATGAAGCTTCGCGGCACGAACGCCTATCGGCATGTAACGCGGCCGAACCAGATGTGGATGATCGACGCCTCGCCGGTCGATGCCCTCTGCACGGACGGCCGCTGGTCGATGTATGCCTGCGTTGACGTCGCTACGCGGCGCTACATCATCACGTTCTCGCGCACGCCGCGCTCGGAAGCGGTCCTCCTGCTCCTCCGGCGTGCCATTCTTGCCTGGGGCGTTCCCGAAGTCGTGAAGACGGACAACGGGTCCGACTTCGTCGCTGCCGCAACGGTGCGCCTGTTCAACGAACTGGACATCGCGCCGGATACCTCCAGGGCTTACAGCCCCGCCGAAAAAGGCATCGTCGAGCGCGCCATCAAGACGTTCCAGCACGAGGTTGCGCCTCAGTTGCCCGGCTATATCGGCCACAACGTCGCCGACCGGAAAGCCATCGAGAGCAAGAAGAGCTTCGCCCAGCGCCTCGGCGCTGACGAGCGCGAGCTGTTCGAGGTGACGATGACGATCGAGGACCTCCGCGCCTGGACGGACGACTGGCTGACCTACATCTACCACGAAAGCGATCACGCCGGCCTGAGGGGGATCACGCCCAACGAAGCCGTCGCACGGTCCACCGAGCCTCCCCACCGCGTCGACGAGCGCGCGCTTGACGTGCTGTTGATGCCGGTCGCCGGCCAGAATGGCAATCGCAAGATGGGGCCGCGCGGCATCCAGATCGACCATCGCTTCTATCTCACCGCCGCTATCCTGGTCGGCACGGATGTCTTCTGCCGGCAGGACCCCGAGGACCTCGGCAAGATCTATGTGTATTCCGCCGACGGCCGCCAGTTCCTGGATGTCGCCATCGCGGCCGAGTTCTCCGGGGTGAACCCGGCCGAGTTCGCCAAGGCGGTAACGGCGGCGGGCAATGCCGTCGTCGCGGAGCGGTTGAAGGACGTGAAGGCCGAGGTTCGCCGGATCAAGAGGGGGCCGGCGGCAATAGTCCGCTCCATCGAGGTCGCCAAGCGCCGCGTGGCCGAGAAGGCCGAGGCCGGGTCGAATGTCATCCAGCTGCCGAAGCGCGAGGAGCGCCATTCCACGCCCGCCCTGGAGGCGGCGCTGGAGGCCGCGACGATGCCGCGCGTGCCCGAGCCGAAATCCCTCAACGAAAAGGCAGCGGAGTTGCATGCCGCCATCGTCCGCGAGGCCGAGAACCGCGGGAAATCCACCGTGGTCCATCTCGATCCCGATGCCGGGCTTTCGGAGGGTGCGCGCAATTTCAAATGGGCGAAAGCGATGGAGGCGGCAATCGCCTCCGGCGTGCAGCTCTCCGACCAGGAGGCCGGCCAGCTCGCGCGCTACCAGAGCGGCTCCGACTACCAGACCCGAAAAGACATGCTGGAGAGCTTCGGCATGCAGGCCGCACTGGCCTTCTGACGGAAACGGGGACCGGCTGGCACCGGTCCCCGCGAATGCAATGCAAATTAGGAATGAGGAACAACATGACGACCGAACAACCGAAAGTCAATGGGGAGACGGCCCCGATCAAGAACGTGGCGACGTGCCTGGCGCTGGTGCGCTCGCTCCAGAACCGGCGCCCGCTGCAGCCGAATCTCGGCTTCTTCGCCGGGTTTTCCGGCTACGGGAAGTCCGTCGCCGCGCTGTTTTGCCAGAACAAGACCGGGGCCGCCTATGTCGAGGTCTCCGATACCTGGAACCGCGGCAAGCTGATGCGGGCGATCCTGTCGGAACTCGGCGTCTACCAGCCCCGCGGCACGCTCTCCGACCTGGAAGACGAGGTGATCGGCGTGCTGGCCCGCGATCCGAAACGGCCGCTCATCATCGACGAGGCGGATTTTCTCGTCAGCCACCGCATGATCGAGCTCGTGCGCATCATCGCCAAGAAGAGCGGCGTTCCCCTCCTGCTGATCGGGGAAGAGACCTTTCCGCAGAAGATCGAGGCGATCGACCGATTCCGTGACCTGTTCCTCGTTCACGATTTCGCTCAGCCTTGCGACCTCGACGACACGCGCAGTCTCGCCCGGACGCTCTATCCGACGCTGCAGATCGCCGACGACCTGCTGGATCAGGCGCGGATCGAGGGTGACGGCCGCGTGCGCCGTATAGGCAACACCCTGCATTCCGTCGCGGAAGCGGCAGCGAAACGGGGCCTTTCCGCCATCACGCTCGTCCAATACCGCGCCGAGAACGGCAAGTTCTCCCGTTCGAAGCTGCCGACCCGCAAGGAGGCCGCATAATGTCGCTCGTCCTCGCGCTCAAAGTCCGGAAGGGCAAGCCTCCCTTGCGGGGAAACGATCATTTCTGGGCCGTGATCATGTCGCGCCACCGTTGCGGGAAGACGTTCTCGGTGCGCGACATTCGTGAGGCGTCGGCTGTCAACGACGGTGCGGTGCGCGATTTCGTCGGCCGCCTGGAGAAAGCCGGCCTGATCGAGCGGGTGGCTACCGCGCCCCTCGTGATGGATGTCGCCTATCGGCCGCTCGTTATCCAGTCGGCGGCGCCGCGAGTACGGCGTGACGGTTCCGTGATCGAAAGCCAGCCGGCCACCCGCTGCATGTGGAACCTGATGCGCGGGCCGGTCGGGAGGGGCGGCTTCACCTATCGCGACCTCGTCGCGTGGGGACAGACGGACGAAACGCCGATCTCGGCGAACACCGCCAAATCCTACATCCAGATGCTCCGGGCGGCGGGCTACCTCATCCAGATCGATCCGGGAAAGCCGGGGACGCCGGCCATATGGCGGCTCGATCCTGCCATGAACACCGGGCCGAAAGCCCCCATGATCCTGCGCGCACGGCTCGTCTTCGACCCGAACCGGCAAGAAGTGTTTGGCCCGGCCGAGGCTGAGGAGGCGCTGACGTGAGCGCTCCGAAGACGATCGACAATGTGGCCAAGGCGCTCACGGCATGGGGCGACCCATTGCCGGATTGGGTCGAGGCGCTCGCCGAGGCCTGCAACGGCGACACGCAGGCCGGCGTCGGCAAGCGCATCGGCTATGCCGGCTCCACCGTCAGCCAGGTGCTTTCGAACAGCTACAGGGGCGGCGATATGATCCGCTTCGAGGCGGTGGTTCGCGGTGCTTTGATGTCCGAAACGGTGCGCTGCCCGGTCCTGTCCACCGAGATCGGGCGCAATGTCTGCCAGGAGTGGCAGCGGCGGCCGTTCTCGACGGCCTCCGCCAATGCCGTACGCATGTATCAGGGTTGCCGGTCCGGCTGCCCTCATAGTCGGGTGCTGAAGCAATCCGACCGGGAAGGCGGTGGCGCATGATCACCTGCCGCATGATCACGGAGGCCGTGGCGACGGCCTATACCATCCCGGTCCAGCAGCTCTATTCCCGCCGCCGCGATGCCGGCACGGTGCTGCCGCGCCAGATGGCCTGGACGCTGGCCAGCCGCCTGACGACGCATTCCTATTCCACGATCGGCCGACTGATGGGGGGGCGCGATCACTCTACCGTCGTACATGGCATCGCCAAGATAACGGCGGCGCTGGAGACGGATACGCAGATCGCCGTCAACTATCAGACGCTCGTCGATGTGGTGACGACCCTCGCGGCGGCCGGCGAGAAGGTCGAGCGCATCCGCCAATGCTTCAACGACGTCGATCCGCTCGACGTCGCCGAGCGCATCCTCTCCGCCCCGTTCCGCGACATCCTGCCCTCGATGGAGGAGATCCGTGCGCTCTGCTTCGGCGTCACCCATTACGCGGCCGAGCTCGACCGCATGACGGAGGAGCGCAATGCGCTGGAGGAAGCCGCTCCCAAACCCGTTTCAAACATGCCTTGAAAGGACATCTAACCATGAAATCCGCAGCCAGGAAGAAAGCAAAAGCCATCGCCCGGGTCCCGCAGACGCGGGAGGATGCGGTGTGGGCCATCGGCCGGATCGGCACGCTTCGCCGGGAGATCGAGCAGCAGAAGGCGTTTGCCGCCGAAGCCATCCGCCTCGCCGGCGAAAAGTTCGAGACCGATATCGCCGGTCTGGCGTCCGAGCTCGCCGAGCACGAGCAGGGCGTCCAGACATTCTGCGAGGCGCGCCGGCTGGAGCTCACCCGCGAGGGCAAGGTCAAGTATCACGACTTCGGAACCGGCCGCGTCGGCTGGAAGCTGCGCCCCCCCAGCGTGTCCGTCCGCGCGGTGGAGACGGTGATCGAGGCCTGCAAGAAGGTTGGCTTCCTGCAGTTCGTGCGCACGAAGGAGGAGGTCAACAAGGACGCCATGCTCTCCGAGCCGGACAAGGCCCGGCTGATCGCGGGCGTCACCATCAAGTCCGAGGGGGAAGATTTCGTCATCGAACCGGCCGAGCTAGAAAGCTCGATCGGCAAGGCCTGAGGTGCGCCATGTCCGGTTTTGCACTCCTTATTGCGCTCACGCCGTCCATCGCTGCCGTCATCGTGGCTGCCGTCCTCGCCCTACGTGACGCTGATAGTTGGGGTTGGTTCCTGCTCGCGGCCGTTGTCCTGTCCGGCGCCGGTCAGATGATCGGAGGTGGTCAATGACCCACGCCAGCTACAACGAAGCCCTCTTTGAGGAGGAGGCACGTGTTGCCGAGATATATCCGATCGGGATGATGGGCGATCCTGCGTGCCCGCCCGATTGGCTGACGGAATTATACGAGGACGTCGTCGAAAAAGACCATCCGCTCTTCAGGGATTTGCCGGAATTGAAGGCAGATGCAGATGATGCCTCCGACTGGGCAGAGGCATTGGTGATGCGCTCGCGCTCTGGCTTCCTCGTGAGGTACGAGGTCTGTATCCGCAATTACCTCTCCGGGCCGTCGGTCATGTATTCCGCCGGATGGGGCTTATTCCGATTTGGCGTCATCTATGTCGAGACGATAGACGAGATCGGCCCGGCCGTCCTGAAGCTGGCACGGGAACAGCACGCGGCCGAGCGCCGAAAGGCAGGTGCGGAATGACACGCGCCCTCGTCTCCGCGCGCGAAAGCGCTCTCCTGAAACTCACGGCGGACC